TATTTCATATATATAGGGGTATGTGCTATAATTTATTATAGGATAAAAGCCCATGAAATAAGGCTTTTGTTCTGTGAGAACGCTAGAGCTGATTTAAGCCCTAGTTTTTTCTATTTGGCTACAATGCCCCATAATCTTGATTGCCCCCCCTTAAAATTAAACCTCGTGGGCGTGAGGGCTACTGTGAGTTAATCTTTTGTATCTAGGTATAGCTTTTTTGATTAGGTTGATAATGCATAATGCATAGGAAAAGAGCATAAAAAAAACCCCCCTACGCATAGGGGGGCTTTTAATTTAGTTTAGATTAGTAGTCTAAAGGGCTACCTTTAAATTTACTATTCATAAACGCCTTAGCCTGTTGAATTGTAGGGACTTTTCCCTCAAATTCCTGAGCGATTCGGTTGCTACCGATTAAGCCCATAAATTCGGCTGACATAGTCCCATTTTTCAATGGCTTTAATGCCTTACGATTAAGGGGGCTAGGGCTAATTTCCATTAGGTTTTTGAATTGTATTACTGCCTCATATTGCTTTAATACGCCTAATGGCTTGTATTCGCCATCTATCAAATCGCATATAATATAACGCGTTTTGCCTTCCGATTCCTTATCGTATTTTAGGGAGATTTCGCCCCTAGTCTTAACAACCTTGTATTTTCCGAAGTTGCTTTTGTATGGTTGAAAAAGCGATTCTTGATTCGCCATTTTTTACCTGCCTTTTTTTTAACGATTGAATTTTTTCAATCTACTAAAATTAAAGATAGTTTAGATTTCAAATCGTGTCAAGCACCAAAAGAACGCCACACGCCCACGCCTATGATTCGCCTATATTTCATTTATGTTTTTTACTGATATTTTTTTTTCTGTTTTGGTTTCCTTATGCGTACGCCTTATGCGAACTAGTTATCGTTTCAACCCATAGGAACTAATTTTTAATCAATGTAGGACACATAGGGGCATACATACGCATATGAGTGCAAATCTATATGTAAAGTTTAGATTTAGATTTCCCTATATACGAGTACGCATTATGCCTACGCAGGTGTATGCGAGGGGGGATTTAACCTAGCTACCCCCTATATATAGTACGTAAGTCATAAAAATATATGTGGTAATTTGTCTGACTAGGAACTGTGGTGTAGCAGGTATATTACACGACAAGGAAGGTATAGTTGAGAACTACACCACCGTTCACTATGTCCTACTTTAACAGTAAAGGGGACTAAACACAAGCGTTTAAAACTTTCTTTTAAATGTGTAGTGTTTGTCGTTTTGTGCGTAAGCGGACATATGCGTGTAATTTTTTTAAAAATTTAATAACCTTATTCCTTGGGTACTAGCCTTGTGGTAATCCCAGTCCTTATCCTTGATAAGTAGCTAGCTTTTAGCCGTCCGATAGCTCCTTTACCTGTAAATACCTTATTAAAAAATATTTGTAAGTTTACTATAACAGTATGATATGTATATGCAAGAACTAGGAAGGCAATTACTAAGAAGATGGTATGAAGATATCGTAGACTCTAATGGTAAGACTGTGTATGTAGTGAGACCTGCAGGACCAGAGGAGAGCGAGAAGGGTGCCGATTTCTTTATTGTATCTAATGAATTAGAATCTAAGTATCTTAAAATAAAAACAGATAAAACAACAAAAGATAATAACCTAGTTTCCCTAGAACTATATAAAGAAAACGACCGACTAGAGATAGGGGAGGCTATGCAAACCTTTCCAGACTACTTCTTCTATTGGATATACCCAACCGCCGAGCTTCTTTACTGGAATCCTTCAGAGTTAAACCCTTACTTAATGAAACAAGTTATAGAAATAAAAAATTTTTTTTCACACACAATAAAGATAGAGAAGAGCGAGTTGCTCGAAACAGGGCTGGTACGCTCGCATACGATAAGCGGAAATTTATTGCAAGACATCTTAGAAAAAAATAACTAAAATATTTTAAATGAGTAAAGTCATTACAACTTGTAAGAGTTGTAATAAACAACTAGAGATTACAAAGAAACACAAGAAATGTGTTAATCTTGGTTGTGTGGAATATAACAAAATTATAAGGAGATAACATGTACGGTAAGATGTATAGTAAGCCAAAGAAAAAAGGCAAAAAACGTAAAAAGAAAATGTAACAATGGCACATGCTAATAGAAGAAAAAACTTAATAAAGAAACATGGACTCTCAGGAGTTAACAAACCTAAACGTACACCTAAACATCCAAAGAAGTCACATGTTGTATTAGCACAGGAAGGTCATACATTAAAGTTAATTAGATTTGGACAACAAGGCGTAACTGGCGATAGAGGTAATACTGCTAGGTCTAGGTCGTTCAAAGCTCGTCATGCTAAAAACATTAAAAAAGGTAAAATGTCTGCAGCATACTGGGCAAACAAAACTAAATGGTAGGAGAACATAATGGCAAAGAAACCTAAAAGAAAACCAATAAACGCAGCAACTAAAAAAACTTTACAAGCTAAAGCTGCAAAAACTAAATACACTTATGGACAACTAGCACAAGTGTACAGAAGAGGACAAGGTGCTTATTTATCATCTGGTTCTAAATCTGCATCTATGCAAGCATGGGCTATGGGTAGGGTAAATAGTTTTATTAGAGGTGGACATTCACAAGATAACGATATAAAGAAAAAAAAGTAAATGGCATCTAAGAAAAAAGTACCATACGAAAAAGGTGTGCCAGCAAAATATTTAAAAAACAAAAAAAATTCTAAATCTAAAGTTGCTGCAGAAATTAAACGAACTGCAAAAGCTTACAAAGAAGGTAAATACATAGATTTGAAAGCTGTACAAAAATCAAGAGCAACAAAAAGAAAGAAGAAGTAATGAAAGTTAAAGGTGTTGATTTATCTAAGTTAAGTAAAAGACAACAAGAAACTATGAAAAAACATTCTAAACATCATAGTAAAAAACATATGCAGTACATGAAAAACTCTATGCTCAGAGGTGCTACATTTACACAAGCTCACAAACGAGCACAGAAAGCTGTAGGTAAGTAATGGCACAAGTTAGTTGGATGTGGCGTGGTAAAAGGTATTACGGAACATTAATACGTGAAACTAAAACACATAAGTTTGCTAGAACTAAAAACGGTAAAATAAAGAAAATAAAAAAATGAAATACTATTACGAAGTAGAAATACTTAGAGTAGTAGATGGTGATACTGTAGATGTACGAATTGATTTGGGTTTTGATGTGTGGCATAAATGTCGTGTACGACTTATGGGCATTAACGCTCCAGAGTCTAGAACCAGAGATAAAGAAGAGAAAGCAAGAGGGCTTGCTGCAAAGGATTGGTTAAAAAATAAATTTGAAACTGATGAAGTAATAGAATTACAATCTCACGGCAAAGGTAAATTTGGAAGAATACTTGGTGAATTTTTTATTAACGGTCTAAATATAAATCAATTAATGGTAGATAATGGACATGCTGTTGAATACTATGGAGGTAAGAGATGAGCAATTTATTTAGTGAGCCTAAAGAATTAAAAAAATGGGCAATAAAATTAGCAAATGCTTGTGGTGGACAAGAAGTAACACAAACAAGTTTAAAGTTAAATAATCACGATGTATATACAGTAGATAGATTATTAGAGCAGTTTGTAATAGATTACAACTTTAATATGCAAACTATGAACGAAGTAAGAGCTGAACAAGAAGAAGAGTAATGAAAAGAACATATTGGATTAAATTTAAAAATAGTGAATTTAAAAAAGATAATGAATTAGTTTATAAAAAACTAACAAACTTAAGGCTTCAAGAAATGAAGCATAATGCCTAATTTAATATGTGTATCTCCAGAATGCGATAACTCTTTACCTAAAGGAAAAAGAAAGTATTGTTCAGATACTTGTAAATGGCGTGAACAAAAACGAGTACATAGAGGTGTTAAACAAAATCGTGAATATATACCTGAAGAAAAAAAAGTAAACAAATCTAAAGTAGCTACAACTAGAAGAGGTGCTTTGTATGACAAGTTTGTAGAAGAAGGTTACGCATTAGATTTAATAAACGGAACAATGAAACGTAATGCTATAGCAGAATTGTTAGGTTGTACTCCAGCACATATTTCAAGACTCTTAGGTGCTTATCAAGAAGATATAGAACAAGCAGCACAAACACAAAATTGGAAAAAATCAGAAGCTACATTGCAAGCAGAAAAAGATTTCCAAGATTTTAGAGATATGTATTTTCAAACAGAAAAAGGTGAATTGTTTGAGACTGCTGATTTTCATAAAGTATGGATAGATTCAATTATAAAAGCTATAGAAACTGGTGGACAACAAATGATACTATCTCCACCTAGACATGGTAAGACAGAATTACTTATACATTTTGTAGTTTGGCTTATATGTACTAATCCTAATATAAGAATTATGTGGGTTGGTGGTAACGAAGACATTGCAAAAAACTCTGTGTCATCAATTATGGATACATTAGATAATAACGATAAGTTAAAAGAAGCTTACTGTGGACCAGGCGGTAGTTTTAAACCTGCTAATAGAACAGGTAAATCATGGTCACAAAATCAATTTTCTGTAGCAACAAGAACTATACCTGGTATTAAATCACCAACAATGATTGGCATAGGTAGAGGTGGTAAAATTCTATCAAGAGACTGTGACATAATTATTGCAGATGACATTGAAGACCACAGTTCTACAATGCAACCTAAGTCAAGAGAAAATACAAAACAATGGTGGACAACAACATTAGGTTCTAGAAAAGAAGAACACACAGCTATGGTTTTAATTGGTTCTAGACAACATCCAGAAGACTTGTATTCATCTCTTTTGAACAATACAGCATGGGAAACAATAGTAGAAGAAGCACACGATAGCATGTGTTCAATAGCAGAATTTGATGAAGAAAAACATGTTGACTGTATGTTGTGGGGAAGTTTTAGAACTTTTAAATGGTTAATGAATAGAAAGAATGATGCCTTAACTACAGGTGGATTAAAGAACTTTGAGATGGTTTATTTAAATAAAGCTATGGCAGAAGGTCTTAATATATTTAATCCTGAAATTATAGAAAAATGTTATGACACTTCTATACCTTTAGGATATATACCTAAACAAAGTTATTTAGTTGCAGGTTTAGACCCTGCTGCAACAGGTTATCAAGCAGGATTTTTATGGGCTGTAGATACAGAAAACGGAAAACCTAAATTACAAATGGTTGATTTAGAAAACCACCAAGGTGGAGGTCTAGATGAAGCATTAGAACTTATTAAAAAATGGTATGACAAATACAATTGTTATCATTGGGTTATAGAAGAAAATGGTTTTCAAAAAGCTATTAGACAAGATGATAGGATTAAAAAGTTTGCAGCAACACAAGGAATTAAACTAGAAGGACACGAAACACATAAAAATAAGTGGGACGAAAAATTTGGTGTAACTGCATTAGCACCTATGTTTCAAGAAGGTGTTATAACATTACCTTTTGGTAATGATGAAGGAATATCAAAATCTATATTATACACAAAGCAACTGACATATTTTGCTTCAAAAGGTCAAGGAAACAATAGGGGTGTAGCATCAGACGTTGTTATGGCTTCATGGTTTCCTATGAAAACTGTTAGGACATTAACAAGGCTAACATACGCTGATTTGTCCTATGATTACTCTCCAAGTTACGATAAGTATGATACTATGGATTGGAACGAGTTACCTTGGAGTTAGATAAGTGACACCACAACAGATATTGGACAGAGCTGTATATCTTAGAAATATGCATCAAGACGCATTACCTGATAGACATAAATTTAAAAGTATACTTAATGGTGGAGAAAAAGGCATAGCAGAACTTTTAGGCACTACAAAAGTAGATAGTGGTAATTTACCTGCACCTAACTTAATGTTATCTGCATTGGACAGATTAGCTCAAAAAATTGGTAAAACACCATCAACAGAAGTACAAATAACAAATGCTAGAGATAGTGGTCGTAATAAAGTTAAGAAAGAAAAAATAGAAAGAATTATTAGTTCGTATGACCATATGCAAAAACTTGAATTACAACTACCACAAGTTGCTAGATGGCTACCAGGTTACGGTTTTGCTGTATGGGTTATAACATCAAAGAAAGATAGCAATGGAAATATATATCCTTGTGCAGAATTAAGAAACCCTTATGATTGTTATCCTGGTTATTTTGGAAATATGCAGGAACCACAAGAACTTGTTATTGTTTCTAACATTCCTCTTAAAGAATTAATAAAAATGTATCCTGAATTAAAATCATGGTACAACGATAACGACAACGAAGATAGGCAAAATGGACCTGCTGGGTTATATGGATTAAACAATAATGAAGGTAGTTGGGCAAATTCAGGTGATGACGGAGATGTAATTATAGAATACATGAATCCAGAAGGAACTTATGTAGTACACCCTGCTTCTAAAAAAGTTGTAGATTTTGTTCCTAACCCACTTAAATCAGGACCAGCATTTGTTGTTGCAAAAAGATTTAGTTTTGATAAATTACAAGGTCAGTTTGACCAAGTTATAGGTTTAATGGCAGCTATGGCAAAGATAAATATTTTATCTGTTATAGCTATGGAAGATGCAGTTTTTACAGAAACAAATATTATTGGCGAAATAGAGTCAGGTAAATATAGAAAAGGTAGACATTCTATAAATTACTTAGCTCCTGGTTCACAAGTAGTGAAACCAGTTACTAATTTGCCATATCAGTTATTTGAATCTGTAGGACGACTCGAAAGACAATTGAGAGTAGTAGCAGGTTATCCAGTTCAGGATGATGCAATATCTCCTAATTCATTTGTAACAGGTAGAGGTTTAGAAGAACTTGAGTCTGGCGTAGGTCAGATGGTTTCTGAATACCATACTATTTTAGAATATGCGTTACAAGATGTAGATGCAAAGCGTCTTGAACTAGATGAAATCTTATTAGGTAACAAACGTAAACCTATGACTGGTACATACAAAGGAGCTTCCTTTGCAGAGTTTTATACTCCAGATAGAGATATTGATAGTAACTATATGACTAAAAGAAAATATGGTGCTATGGCTTCCTTTGATGCACCAAACAAGATAATTACTGGTTTGCAATTGTTACAAGCAGGAATTATAGATAAAGAAACAATGCAACAAGAAATGGACGGACTTGACAATATTGTTCAGATTAATGAAAGAATAACAAAACAAAAAACAGAAGAAATTTTGTTCCAAATGTTATTGCAACAATCTCAACAGGGAGATACAAAAGCTATGATGGCAGTTGTAGAAATATACAATAATCCAAAAAATATTGGAAATACATTAGAAAAATTCTTTTCTGCTGTAGGTGATGAACCTTCAGTCGAAGAACAAGCAATGTTACAACAAGCACAACAAGCACAAGCTGTACAACAAGGTGGTCCTCCTAACTTACAAGCATTACTAGGTGGTGGTTAATGGAAGGTTCAGAATTTGAATTTGCAGAAATTGTAGCAAGAAACTTTCCAGATTACATACCACCAATGGCAGAATATACAGTAGAAGAAAGAATTGTTAATAGTATTACAATTGCTTACATACCAGGTGTAGGAAGATTAGATATGTTAATTATTCCAGATGGAGAAGAATTTTATGGGTAGAGGAGTTAAAGGTAAATATAAAGCAGAAAACTTTAAAGGTGAAGCTACAGAATTAGCTAACTTAGAAAATGCTGCAATGATGGCTGGAGAAGATACAAGTATTGTAGAAACAGAGGTAGCACCACAACCTATAGCACCTAATCCAGGAGCTATACAAGACGCTACAAGGTTTACAGAAAGACCATTTGAATCACAAGATACTTTGTATCAAGAACCAATGATGACTGGTATGGACCCAGACATGTTATTGCAAGCAATGTATAGAGTATTGCCTAGTAAAGAAATAGCAGCTTTATTGAGATATAATTAGGAGGTCTAATGGCAGAAATTAGATGGTGGTGGCAACCTCCTTATACAGAAAATTTAGAAGAAGAAGCACAAAAAGAAAGATTTGTGCAAGCTCAACAAATTACAGATGCTTTAGAAGCAAATCCTGGTATAGCAAATAATTTAAAAAATTTAATTACTGAAAATTTTTATTTGCCAAAAGATATATTAATTGGTTCTGCTCTTATGGGTTTAACTACTGAATCACCAGAGTTAGCACCTTTAGTAGAAAGATGGTTAGATGTTGAAAAGACTTGGTGGGATAGAACTAAAAATGCAGGTAAAGGAGCAGTTAGAACTGCATTTGTAGCCTTTGATTCTTTTCAAGATGAGTTGGTAAAAAAACCAATGTTAGCTACACAAAAATATTTAAATGATAGAAAACATAATGATGGTCAAGGATTTGTTACAGCAGCTTCATCATTGTTATTTGATAAAAAAGCACAAAAAGAATGGCAGAAAACAAGACAGATATTAGGACCGTCTGTAGGTAGAGAAGCTATAAAAAAATCTTTAGCTGGAGAAAAAGTAAATTTAGGCGAAGGTTTTTTTGGAAACTCTACTATGGCAGAAAATACAGATATATATAAAGAAATGGTTGGTAGAGGTGCTGACCCAGAAGAAGTTAAAAAAATAGTACAAAGTTATTACGGAGAAGATATAACTAATTCAGAACAAGCTAGAGACGAAGGTTTAACAATTAGGTCTAAAAACGGTACTGTAAAACTTACACCAGCAGCAGCTATGTTTGCAAATGTTTTAGAACCAGGTTCTAGGTCATACAACGTAGCAACAGGTATTGTTGACGGTGCTTTTACTTTACTTGCTGACCCAACAATATTAGTTGGTGGTTATTTATCAAAAGCAGGAAAAATTACTAGGTCATTATCTCAAGGAGATGCTTTGAAAGGTGCTGGTATTATTGATAAAGCTGTAAGAAAAACTGTACATGTACCTTCTGCAATTGAGTATGTAACAAGAACAGCAGGGGGAAGAAAAATTATAAATCAGTTAACTAAAGCTGATGACTATGGAACTATTAAAAGATTACTTGGTAAAAGAGGTAGTAGTGGTGCAGACGCTGTATTACATAGAAATATTAAAAACGCTAAGACAACTAGAGAAACAGAAGATTTAGTAGTAGCTGCTATAGAAGCTGGAGAAATAACAAAGAAATTAAATCCTAACTCTTTAATATTTAGAGGACAGGTGTCATCTAAATTAGGTCGTATGGTTGGTGGAGAACTAGGTGAAGCTGTAGGTTTATCTGGTGCTATTAGACATAATTTAAATAACACTGCTTTAGGTAGAATGTTTGATACATTTCCTGCACCAAAGTTGTATGTTAACGATTTTAATCAATCTTTTTTTGATTTACAAGATTGGATGAGGTATGCAAGAGTTGATGATGCTATTGCAGAACCTGCTTTAGATAGGCTTGCAGATTTAGCACTTACACAAAAAGGTGCAGATACTGTTAGTAAAGCTCAGTCTGTAAGAAACATGAATGATATTTTAGATATTTGGAATGACGTACAAAAACATATAGGTGAAAAATTTGAAAACATTAACTTGCCTAAAGAGTTAGTACAAGGAATTAGAAAATGGATGGCAAGTATTGATGAAACAAGAATGTATTTCACAAATGCACTAGGTGAACTTGAATACTTTCCAGGCAGTAAAATAGAAGATTTACCTTTTGATACTTACTTTTCAGAACAATTAACTGATGATGAAGCTTTAAATATTGTGTCAAGAGTTTTATCTAAATATAAAAAATCAAACAAAGTTGATACAGATGAATTAGATTTTATTTTACAAGATATAAAAGATATAGCTAGTAACACAACTACTCCAGAAGATAGAGCGTTAGTTGAATATATTACTGGTGGATACTACGAAGGTGTAGAACAAGCTGCTTTAAACATTGCAGATGAAATAGGTATACAAACTGGTGGTCGAGTTCCTTATGGTTTTAGAGGTAAGTCTGGTACTGATGTTTCACAAAGAATGAAAGAACTAGGTTTATCTGATATGTCAGATGCAGATAAAGCTGCTGAGTTAAAAAACTTATCTGTAGCTAGACAAGAAGCATTAGAAAGAACAGGCGTAGAAGTATCTAAGTTACCAAGAAAAGTAAGGCAGAAAGCAGAAAGAAATGTACAAGAACTAAATGGTCTAGAAACTAAAACAAGAAATGTAACAGAAAAAATACAATCTTTAAGAACACAGATTGACGAAATAGGTAAACAGTACAAAGCAAACACAGATAATATATCTGCATATAAAAAAGAATTTCCTGAAGCTACAACTAAAGATGCTAGAGCAGCAATACAAGAACAATTAGATGAAGCAGTAAAACCTTATAAAGATGATTTAAGTTCATCTCTTGCAGATAGAACAAGAATTGACAAAAGAATACAGACTCTTACTAATGAAGTAAGTGATGTAGTTCCAGAGTTTAAAGGTCTATCTGAAATAGACAAAAAGAAAATATACGACCAAAAATTTTGGGACCAAGATTTTGCAACTATGAAACTAGACAAACAAGAAATAAGTAGAGTTTCTAGATACAACTTAGATGATGCAGACATGACAATTATATTTATGGGTGCTAGCAAAGGTGGACAAGGACTTAAACAAGTAGCAAATTATTTAGAAAAAGGTACACATGTTATTGAGAAAGGTATTAAAGGTTTAAAGCCAGGTGTATACCAGGGACATAAACCTTATGCTGTAGTTGATTTGTCTAAAGGTCTTACAAAAAAACAAGCTGAAGAAATACAAAGGTTTGCTGAATTTAATAATGTCAGGTCATTAAATGTTTCAGGACCAAGTGATTTTACAAAAGCAGAAGAAGCGTTACTTAAAACAGCTATGGAAGATATTATGTTTGTACAAAAAGTATTCCAACCAAACATTACATTAGGTAATGTTAAAGGTGCTATTGATAATGCAATAGAAAGAATTAAACCTGGTGATGAAACACTTTACACAGCACAAGAATTAAGAACAGTTGTAGAAGATATATCAGATGAAATAGCTAATAGCAAAGATTTATCTAAAAGAGTACAAATAAATAAAGTTCCAAAAGCTACAGCACATTTGATATCTGAATACTTTGACCAAGGATTTATACCTATGCCAGATGCAAGAATGTTTATTAGAGTATTTAGACCTATGAGAGATTTAATGTTAAGACTTTCCGGTAGAGCTAAAAATATTTCTACAGAAGATTATGAAAGATTATTAGCTAAACCAGTAGCAAACTTAGCTGAATTAGCTTTAAAAGAAGATAAGACTGCAATGGAAACAATTAAGCTTGTTGTCAAAAAAGCAAGAGTAAATGTAAAGAAAACTTCAGATGATTCAGAAATTGTTAATTTAACAGAAGGAATGCTTACTATGATTGGTGATGGCTATATGCAAAGATTATGGAAGCCATCTATTCTTTTACGACCTGCTTGGGTATTAAGAGTTGTTGGTGAAGAACAATTACGTATGTGGGCAGCAGACTTAGACAATATGTTTGCACATCCATTTTCTGCGTTTGCATGGGTACTAGGTAGAAAACCTTCACAAAGACAAGGTTTGTTAAAAGGACAAAGACAAAAATTAAGAGATGATTATTTAGCTGACACTTTAAATTTAGGAAGAGGTGGTACAGATATATTTGATGCATCATTAGAACTAGCTATGGAACATCAAAGAGCGTTAACACAATCTCATAGAGGTATGACTATTGGCTTTGACCCTAAGAGAGCAAGAGGATTTACACAGGTTACAAAAGATAACAAAAGATTTTATGGAGCTGGTACTAAGGAGTTACTACAACTTGCAGATGACCCTTTAGCTACACGAATAGCTTCTATTGAATTTAATCCTGTAGGAGGTAGAGAACAATTTAATAGAAGTTTAGATGAAGTTAAACAATCATTCTGGGATGGTGAATTAAGCCAATGGAGAAAATCATTTGTATCAAACTCTGATGAAACAGGTAGATATACTAAATCATTATTATCTAGTAGTAAAGTACACTCAGATTCATATATAGATTCTATTGTTGCAAGGATACATGACAAGACAGGTGGTAGATATAGAGCTGTAGAATACACACCAGATGGTAAGTTTGTTGGTAATGTATGGGACGAAAATTCTATAAAACCTACTATTAAAAGTGAAAACAATGTTATTAAATACACAATCGTACAAGCTGGAGATGAAGAACTAATAGGTCACATTGCAAAAGCAGATAATCAATTTGTAAAAATTACTGACAAAGGTGAAGATGTAAAACTTAAATTTAATAGAGAAATGTCAGAGTCACAACATAAAAAATATACCAATTGGTTAAGAACTAAAAAAAGTGGTGTATGGACTGACACACATAAATTTAAAGCATCTAGAACTGACATGTCAGGAGATGTAGCAAGTAAGTATGACAAATTATTAGAAACAATGTTTTCAGGTTTGATGGGTTCAACAACAAATGACTTATCACGTTCTCCAGCGTTTAGACAATTTTATTGGAACTTTATGGAAAACATGTATGCAAATTTAGATGACGCTGCAAGAACACAAGTATTTGCACAAGCTAAAAAAGTTATGGGTAGGTCAAACCCTGGTAGCAGAGCAAGAAAATATCTTAAGAGTTTAGAAAATATGGGACAAGCTAATGCTTCTAAACTACTTGGTGTAGATGATTTAAGACAAGTTGATGAGTTAGCAAAAGCATATGCATTAACAGAAACAAAAGATTTGCTTTACGATTTAAATAAACGACATGTTATTACAGACATGGTTAGATTAGCAATGCCTTTCGCAGAAGTTTATCTTGAAATAGCTGGTACATGGTCAAGATTATTAAGAGGACAAAAGATGTTATTTGGTAGAAAAGTACAAAGAAGTGTAGAAGCTATGCGTAAACCAAGCATATTTGGAGAGTATGAAGATGAAGGATTCTTTACTACTGACCCACAATCAGGTGAAGAAATGTACAACATGAATTGGTTTGAAAATATATTTAACATAGACAAAAGTTTACAAAATCCTAATCCAGATGCTTTAGGTACAAACCCTATAACAGGAAAAGAAACAACAGAAATACCTAGTATAAATACGAAACTAAGAGGATATGCAAGCGGTTTAAATATGGTTGCTGGAGATATTATACCTGGTCTTGGACCATTGGCACAGATACCTGCAGCAGCTATGTTACCTTCTACTCCTGATGTAGACAAAGTATTTTTTCCATATGGTAGACCAGATGAAGGTGTACCACAGATGGCTAACCCATTGTTTTATGCAAAGCAAGCTATACCTAGTTGGCTTAGAAAAGCAATAACAGCAGGAGACTCTATGGATGTAGAGTTTCAAAGAGCTTATGCAAATCAAGTAAAAGAAATACAAAGAGCTATGTTTATGACACAGACATATGATGATTCAACACCAGAACAAGAAGTTGCATCATTAGAAAAAGCTAAAAGATTAGCAACACAAAGTTTATTACATAGAGCATTTATACAATTCTTAGCTCCTACAGGTGCTGTTTTACAATATGATTATGAAATAGGACCAGGAGGTAGAGCTTATTTAGACCCTAGAGAAACTGCAGAAGGAGACCCAGAAGGTAAATACTTTGCACAAACTTTATTATCAGATGCTTATTATCAAATGTTAGCAAAAGCTAATGGAGATAGAGTTGTAGCTATAGCACAATTTATAAAAGTATTTGGTTTTGAACCTACCTCTTTGTTAACTTCTAAATCTAAGTCTATAAGAAAAACTTCTTTTACAGATGAAGGTGGTTTCTTTAAACAAGAAAATATAGATATATTTAAACAATATCCTGATGTTGCATATTACATGTATCCTGATAGTCCATTAGACGAGTTTAATTGGCAAGCTTGGAATAAAGCTTTTGCTGATGGTGATAGAGTAGATTTATCACCAGAAGAATATAAACAAGCTGTAAGACAAGCACAAGGAAGTTTAGCATATGAACATGCTAGAAGAGTCATAATGGATGGACCAATGTATGCAAACATGCCTTATCAAAAAAGAGTAGAACAACTATATTTAGTAAGATTACAATTGCAACAACAATTTCAAGGCTATGGAGATACTTCAACAGCACCACGTTCTTTAACATCTCAAGCAAAAATAGACCAATTAACTGAGATGATACAAAGAGAAGGGGATACAACAATCAATATGCCGGATGGTTCTACTAAAAAATTAAAAGAATTATCAGCTATGAAAGGAATTATTAAATACTTAACAGCAAGACAAAGAGTTATGAATGTAATAAAATCAGAGTATGGATTAAACGCTACTTTAAGTAGAGCGGAAGCCTCTCAGTACAGAAGTTATTTAAGAGGTGTTGCTAACAAAATTATGCTAGAAAATCCAGACTTTTACTTTATGTACTTTGATGTGTTTAGAGTAGAGATAGAAGAAGAAGTAAGTTATTATGGAGGAGATATTTAATGTCAGAACAATATACAGAAGAAGAACAATCTGTATTAGATACTATTCTTGGTGTAAATGAAAAAAAAGAATATAGCTGGGGTGGATATGAGTTTAGTCTTCCAGAAAAAAATAGACCTACTACATTTAACACCGAATTATTTAATGACTTTTTAAGTATTTTCTTTTTAGGTAGAGAACAATTTGTACGACAATTTGGTAGTGAAGTACTAAATTACTTTAGTTCTAGAGAAAGTGGACAATTAGAACAAGCAGATTTAGAAATGCCAGAAGTAAGTTTAGCTGAATATCATTTGTGGGTTGAAGCAATGACAGGTCAATCATATGAATCATTGCCTCAAAATACAAAAGATTATGTAAATTTTATATATCAATCATTTTCTTACGATACTCCTGCAATGAAAGAAGCTGTAGAAATTATTTCAGAAGGTACTGATGTATTAATAAACTTACATGAAGCCGATAGATTACCACCTGAATTGCAACACATTAGTGCTGATGTTGTAGGTACAGCAATATCTGCAGGTTATGCTCCTCAAGCAGACTTAGCTTATAAAGCATATATAAATAAACAATCATTAGATATGGATTACATAACAGCAGCCGCAAAAAATATAGATTTAGCATCTGCAGATGAATTAAAAAATAAACTTGACAATGATGAAATAACTACTGAAGAATATGTATCAGGTTTAGATGCAATTATAGATAACGAATATGGTGCAGATTATGTAGATAAATTTATTAATGAAGGTTTTGCTTTTACAGACGCAACTTTATATGGACCTGGTTTAGAAATGACACCAGAAGAAGCAGAACAAGCAAGAGCAAGAACTTATTTTGGTGAGCAAGATTACTATGGTATAGGAGAATTAGATTTAGATGTGTATAGTGAAGACACTAATCAAGGAACAATGCCTTTATATCAAAATGGTTTAGCTACATCATTGTTTGCTAATGCATCACCAGAAGACATTATGGATACACAACTTTTATTAGTAGAGTCTGGATTCTTGCAACCATTTACATTTGTTTATGGAGTATTAGATAACAATCCAGGTGGCACAATAAGTGCTATAGAATCTGCAATGTCAAGATTTAATTTAAATGGTGATGGTATGAGTATGGAAGATTTGTATAGCATACTTCTAGCTCCAGGTAGCACTGCAGGTAATATGAATGTATTTTTAAAAGAGTTTTTTAAAGATTCCTTAGCAGATTATGGTTATGGTACAGGTGCTTTTGAACCAAACTTTGGTAGTGACAATGCGTATCAAAATATATTTAATTATACAAAACCTAATTTTACAAATGCAAGTAGTTATATTAGCTCAGCAATACAAGATGGATTAGGTAGACCAGCATCAGATGGAGAACTACAAGAGTTTTTTGATTTTTGGTCTAAACAAGATTATTCATTACAAAAACAAAACTTTGATATAAGACAAAAAAATATGGAAATTCAATTAGAAGATGCAAGAAGAAGAAGAAACCTTGCTGGTCAAGGTAGAGTAGGAGACTTTACACCAACAGCACTAGAAGCAGAAGTAGATGTTGCAGGAGCAATGGCAACAAGTTTTGACGACTTTATGAGAGATACTTATGGAGATGTAATTACAGGAAGTCAGGCAGATGCACAATACAGGAAATCTTTTGCTAGCATTATGGCTAGCCTTGCAGCCATCGGTAATCAATCAGGAAATTAATATGGACCTGACAGAAGAAATAATTGGTGAAATAGAAGAGCTAGAAGGATTTAAAACTAATGCATATGAAGATGTAAATGGAACACCTACTATTGGATTTGGACATACTAATGCAACAGAAACATATGATTTTGAAATGGGTGATGTAATAGATAGAGAAAAAGCAATAGAAATATTGCAATTAGATTTAAATCATGCGAGAGAAACTGTTGAAAGACTTATTAAAAATAGCCCAAATATATCTATTGAAGATTTTTCAGAAGAAGAACTAATGTATGCAACATTAGTTTATTTTAATAGACCTTGGACTTTACGTAATCTTGAAGGAGACATAGGAACTTATGATGGTCTAGAACTTATTTCTAAAGGTAATGCTATAGATATTAGAGAAGACCAAGAGAAAAAGTTTGCTAGAAAATATAAAGGTGAAGTACCTGATTGGGCAATGAATAGATTAGATAAAGAAGGTAAATTTACAAATTTTGATTTTGAAGACAATGACACTGATGATAATGGAGGTACTGTTCCTACAGAAGTGCAAAGAATATTTAAAAAAGTAGGTAGCTATATGATACCTGATGATGCTACTAATGAATTATGGTCTAGAGCATTACAAGAACTTTATGGTGTAAATGATGTAAGACCATATTGGACACCAGAACGAGTACAACAAGAAGCAGATAAAGAGATGACAGTAACTGTAACATCAGATTTCTTTGACCCAATAAATGATGTGCCACAGTATTTTAGAAAGTTAGGTCAATCAATAAAGAGTAAGACAAAAGAAATTGTTGGAGATACAATAGATAGACAATTAGATTTTATGGATAAAGTATATAATAAAGAAGAAACAAAATGATAACTATATATAAAGACGGTGAACAAAGACAAATAGAGAGAGAAGATTTAGAGCTTTATGAAGGAGATGGTTGGAGTACAAGTCCACCAGCACCATCAAGAGGATTAGCCAATTGGGTACACAGTGATAAATTAGTTGCAGATTATGTATATGTAAAAGAAGGTGTTGTTTACTTTGCATATGATATATCTGGTTTAGTTGGATATCCAGCATACATATCTTATGTAGCAAATGGTTTGACTGCTAACAGATACAATACTAACTGGGGTACATCAGCAGACGGAGAAGATAGAGTAGGTCCTGCATTATCTAATACACCTCCTCCAGGAACAATCATAGAAGACCGTAGCTTAACAATGCAAGGATTTAATGTAGGTGGTAAGTTTGCACCTGTCGCTAATAATAATTTTTCTGATTTTGTATTTGATGGATTTGAAGAATTAAAAACATCATACCCTTGGTTGTTTGATGAGATAAATGGTAAAGCTGTTGGTTTAACATTACTGTTTGAATCATTAGCTTTAGGTACTTCTTTAACATCAGAACAACTTAGTAGAGCAGGATTAACAACAGGTTATACACAAGGGCAATTAGATTTCTTAAACGCAACAGTATTAACAGGTGGAGATGACCCTTTATCATTTAACTTAAATGGTGAGACAGTAACAAATCAAAAGTATGCAAAATTACTTGGAATAAAAGAAGATGAATTAGTTACTGCAATGTCAGACATAGGTGTAAACGCAGATGCATTTAAGAAAGAGAATCCAGAACTGTACAAAAATTTATTAGAACAAACTATAAGAGGCAAGATTACTTCTACTTTACTTGATGAATACTTAGGATTTGTATTAGGCATTGAAGGATTTGATTATGCTAAAGATAGTAATTATTATGAAATATTTTCTGGACCAAGAAGTGAGTTAAACAATCCTACTTGGTCACAATCAAATGCATCATATACACAAGGCATTACTGCACAAAACCAAGCAATAAGATACATAGGATTATCTCGTTGGAATGGATTATCTAGAGAAGAACAGAACAATTTAGTAGAGTTATATGCAAATGACCAAGGTACTTTTAATAGTACAATGCAACAAATGTTTGACAATGACCCTGTATGGGGAGATAAATATGGAGGTAAAAATTTAAATTATTCTATGGTTGTAGGACCATATAAAACTTTTTATCAAAATACTTTCGGAGAAGTAGCAGATGAGTTAGATGAAACATTCTTAGAAGGTGTAGGTTTATCACAAATAGAAGCTAGAAAAAAATATAGAACAAGTGCATATGCTCAAAGAAACGAATACTTTATGAGTGACATGGCAGAAAAGATATCATCTTCATTAGGCGGAAATGTGCTTAGAGACACTAGGATAGGATAATGGCTATACGTTCATACTTTAGAAGAGACCAACTAACACCTATAACTGTTGATGACCAAACAGATGGTGGTAAAAAATTTATTACAGACTTAGAAGGAGCTGGATATTATCAAGATGAAGAAAGAGCAAAAAGAGAAGCAGCGTCTTTACCAGGAGGTTCTAATTATACAGCACCATCAGGAGCATCAAGCTCTGAAGAAGAACCTATAAATTTAAGTCCTAATCAAGTTTACATACGTTTACCGTGGCTCAAAGCATTTGCAGGTGGCAATGCAGATACATTAGTTGACGCATATATAAAAGGATATATTGAAGGAGATGGTTCAGATGCTGCAGCAAAAGCATTTATGCAAGAAACTCCAGAATATAACACAGTATTTCCTGGAATTGTAAATACAGAAACAGGAGCTATAAGAATGACAGAAGGTTCTTATGTTGCTGGTTTTGAACAGATAAAAGCATCACTTGTAGGTCAAGGACTAGGTGGTTATGCAAAACAAAAAGGTAGAGAAATATATGCAACTATGGTTGGCAATCAAGTATCTCCTAGTGAATATATAAATAGAGTTAATACTGTTAGAAGTAGATTGTTTGACAGAATGGATGAAGGCATGAAACAAAATATTGTATCAGCTTATAACGATTATTACTCTAATGAACTTGGAGAATCTGTTCAACTTGAAGAAGCATCAATATTAGCACTAGCTATTGACCCAAATTTAAATCAAGAAATACTACAAAAAAGATTAAACGCATCAGAGTTAGGTGCTGTATATACAACTGAAGTAGGAGAAGATGTATCTTTAGAAAGAATACAAGAATTTACACAAGCAGGAGTTACATTAGGTAGAGCAAGAACACAGTTTGCTCAAGCCGCAACTACTGCAAGATTACTAGGTAGCATGGCTAGAAGACAAAATAGAAACACAACTGTAGGTACAGCTTCTAATGTATTAGATGCTACTTTATTTAAAGATGAAAATTTATTAGAAGAAATATCTGCTATAGAAGCACAAAGCGTATCAGGTAGCTCTATTGCAACTGGTGCTGCTACAACACAATCAGGTCAAGTTACTGGTCTAACAGAAAGTTAAATCTAAACCTTTACTTTAGATTCTAAATACTATATACTATATATAGTGCCTGACGAGTTCGGCACACTAAATATAGGGTCGTAATCAGTTGGTTATCCAAGGTGTCCAACTAGTATTAAAAATCCCTTGCGACATCCCTTTTAATTACCTAGCGATTATTTTTATATGGGATTTTATGCTAGAGAAAAATGGAGAAAATAATGGAAGAAATAAACCAAGAAGAAACAAAAGAAGAAACTACAGTAGAAGAAGTCGTAGACGATTCTACAGATGGTATCAAACAACTTAGAGAAGAGTACAAAAAGCTTAAGGCTGAAAACAAAGCGTTTAAAGCCAATGCCATGAATAATGCATTGAGTTCTTTAGGACTACAAGCAGATAAAGGAATAGGAAAAGCTGTTACTAAACTCTATACAGGTGATATGAATGTAGAGTCCATACAGGATTTTGTAACTCAAGAGTTTGGAGAAGTTAGTAGTTCCACACAACCTAGTGAAACTCCTGCTGATATGACTCAAAATGTAGTAGACGCTCAATCACGTGTTGAGACTTTGAATCAAATTGGTGTAAATGCTGAACCTGTTGATATATCACAAGAGTTCAACAAATTCGTTAGAGATTCCAACCAAAGACCAAGAGATACCATTAACGCTAAATTGCGTATGATGGACTCTATAAAAGACGAAAAAAAATAACAATTTAAATAGGAGAAGATAAAAATGGCAGACATATCGTTAACAAACAATACGATTTATGCACAAAACATTAATAACTTCGCTGGTGAATTGTTTAAAGTCGGTGGTCAAAGGACACCTTTACTTACAGCAGCAGGTGGTTTAAATGGAGGTAAAACATTAAACTCTACATTTTGGCAAGTCCAAGTAGAAGATAATGCAACCATTTCATCTGAACCAACTAAAGCTCAAGAAGGTGCTAGTCCTACTGAATACCTTGGAAGAGACAGAGCTGCATACACATATGTAACTCAGATTTTCCAC